GTCGTCAGCCGCTGACGGCGCAGGAACAGCGCACCATGATGGCGCAGCGTCGGACGCCGCCCGTGCTGACGGAAGGGGAGTTCTTTGCCAAGCTCCGTGAGATGGGCGCGGACAGACTGGCGTCACGATTTGGGGCGCGATGAGATACCTGAGTGTGTGCAGTGGGATTGAAGCGGCAACGGTCGCTTGGCATCCGCTCGGATGGTCGCCGGTCGCATTCGCTGAGATTGAAGCGTTTTCGTCTGCGGTGCTACAGCATCATTATCCCAGCGTCCCCAATTGGGGCGACATGACGAAGTTTCAGGAGTGGCCCCATGCAGCAATCGACATTCTGGTCGGAGGAACACCTTGTCAGTCCTTCTCCGTCGCCGGACTCCGAAAAGGACTGGCAGACCCGCGTGGCAACCTCACGCTTACGTATCTTGCCATTGCTGACAAGTATCGGCCCGAGTGGGTGGTCTGGGAGAACGTCCCCGGCGTCTTGTCCAGCGCAGGAGGACGGGACTTTGGCGCCTTCCTCGGAGGGCTGGGCCAACTCGGGTATGGGTGGGCCTATCGAATCTTGGACGCTCAGTACTTCGGAGTTGCCCAGCGACGCCGCCGTGTGTTCGTTGTCGGATGTCTTGGAGGTTGGCAACGTGCCGCAGCGGTTCTATTTGAGCGCCACAGCCTGTCGGGGCATCCTGCGCCGCGCCGAGAAACGGGGCAAAGACCTGCCCCCAGCCTTGCGCCACGCGCTCAAGGCAGTGGCGGCCTCGGCATCGACGCCGAATGTGACGGCGCGTTGATTGCCTCAACCGGCGACATTGCACATTACTTGAACGGTGGCGGTATGGGACGACAGGACTACGAGACAGAAACGATGGTCGCCCACGCGCTCCGCGCCGACGGCTTCGACGCTAGTAAAGACGGCACGGGACGCGGGACGGCGCTGATGCCGGTTTGCGCGACACTCGGTGCGGAATTTAGTCGTAATCGTGGGCTAGGCAACGCGAACGAAACCGACACACTCGTGTGCCACGCCTTCGACGCTCGGCAGTCGGACGTCATTGAATACGGCGACATGACCGGGCCGCTGGACACGGACGGGCATAGCGTGGCGGTGGCTATTCAAGGGACGCTGATTGCGCGCACGGAGTCGCGCCAAGGCGGCCTCGGTGTATCAGACGACGGCATGATGCATACGCTCACCAAGACCGACGTGCATGGGATCGCGCTGCTCGGCGGCATTGACCACGAAAACAACGGCCACACAGCCGACGAACCAACCGGGCCGCTGATGAAAGGATCACCGACAGGCGGGGGACGCCCGTTGCCAGCGGTGGCGGTGGCGTTTGAGCCGGGCAGCATCGCGCGCAATGCTGGCCCGTCTGGCGAGTCTGATCTTGCGCCGACGCTACGCAGTGACATGGGCGACAATCAGCCCGCCGTGCGTATGGGCATGGCTGTGCGCCGCCTGACGCCCCGCGAGTGTGAGCGGCTCCAAGGATTCGCGGACGACTACACGCTAATCTCGTATCGCGGCAAACCCGCCGCCGATGGGCCGCGCTACAGGGCGCTGGGGAATTCAATGGCCGTGCCGGTCATGCGGTGGATCGGGCAGCGGCTGCAAGCCGTTCAGGAGATGTCTGAGCAAGGACGAACAGCATGAGCAAAAGCCGATGGAAACTTCAGGAGACGCGATGAGCGAGACACGACACCTGGTCTGCGAAGGCACCTGCAATCCGGGGCTGGCCCAGCTTGACGAGCAGCGGCGGCAGGCTTGCCGCAGCTGGTCACCGGAGCGGTCACAGATGCCGTCGATGCATCCCGATTGGCTCGATGCCATGCGGCAGCTCGTCCACACCGTGCATTGCCGAGAGGCTCCCGGCTTCATGTCCAATATCTGGACATGTGCCGTCTGCGGGGCCACGCGGCGGTGGTAGGGCCGACCAGATGCCCCTGCGGGGCTGCACGGCGCATTTCGGGGCGGTCACCCTACTGTGCGGTCTGCGCCATGCAAAAACGCCGCAAACGGCCCCTGAAACAGGCACCGCGCAAGTCCTGGGGCTGGTATCGGAAGGGGCTTTGGCGGCAGCTCAAAGAAGCGGCAGATGTGACAAACGTTAAATCTTTAGGGGGGCCAAAATAATTGTTGACAACGTAAAACAGGTTTAGTATTCTGTCTTTGTCAGCACGGGGCTGGCACTGAATCAGGAGACGACGACATGACGACTACGACGACCCCAAAGACGGCCTACGAACTGCTTGCTGGCGACGGCCCGGTGGTGCAGATCAGCGACCGCTGGTTCATCACGATGGACAAGGCGGGATTCAATCTGCCCGAGAACAACGGGCGAGGCTGGGCCACCGAGATGGACGCGCTGCTGGCGCATCTGCGGATTGTGGACGCGGCCACGCGGCAGCAGAGTGCAACGGTCACGCTGGCATCGCACCGGGACGGCTTGGTGCAGTGGGAGGCGGGCCGCTAGGCCCGTCTCATTGACAGGAGAACATCATGACGACAGAGACCACGACAACGGCGGAACGCATAGAGCAGGAACTGGCGGCGGCGACGGCGTTCGGCGATGAACAGCTTGCGCGCGTCGAAGCAGAACTCAGAGGCGCGGTGCAACAGCTTGAGCGGTGGCGGCACGACTATAGGGCCGCGCACGCATGGCAGCAGTCCGCGATCTTGGGTGAGGTGTCGGCATATTTAACTCGGTTACCGGCGCATTGTCGGCCCGACGGGCTCGGCAAGGCGCAGGTCAGAATCGCCGTGGCCCAATCCAGACAGCATCACTTAGAGTCGGGGCAGTAGCCTCGCCCATTTCAGGAGGACATCATGACGACTATCACGACGGAACAAATCGATGCAATCAACGCCGCCACAAACGGTGCACTTTACGACGACGAAGTCGGTTGGTTCTCTGGTGAGCCGGTGTTAACAGCTGACACGCTGGCCGAGTTTGAGCTGGCCGTCAACAGCTACAACGAATGCACACTGCCGAACCGGGGAACGATTGCCGGGTTTCCGTATGTCGCATATAGAACTGTTCAACCGCGCCGACATGACACGCGCACCAGCCTCTCGGTCATTGACCTCGGCGACGTGCGCATCGCGCTGCGTGAGGACGTATCACTGTATCTGTAAGAAGGAGCCATGATGACGACCACGACCCCCGACTTCCAGTTCATCGACCACGGCAGCATCTGGCTGCTCTTCCCCCGCACCCCGGCAGCGAACGACCTGCTCCGCTCCGACGCCTTCGACGGGGCGCAGGTCTGGTATGCCGCCGAGATCGCCTTTCGCGACGAAGCCGAATTGCTGTTCGGGCACGACTACGTGGTGGCGGGGCAGTGATGCCGGGGTGGCGATACTCGCTGCTGGTGCTGGTGCTGGCCGTGGTCAGTGCCTACTACACCGGCGATGCTATGGGCGTTGTGATCTGGTTTTTGGGGTTGTGTGTCTGGGCGATGTCCAGAGGAGGTGCGTGATGGTGCAGACGTTGACGTCTGTTGAGGTTGTGGATCGTTTACTGTCTGACAAATACGCTAGGTGGTCGTCGGACGGAGCGTGGGCGCTGGTCGAATACTTGGAAAAAATCGAGAATGAGACGGGCCAGCCTATCGAGTTTGACCGGGTGGAAATTCGGAGCGACTACTCCGAATACGGGAGTGCCTGCGGTGCGGCGGCGGAGCTGCTCGGGGGTCAATGGGGCGATGAAGCGGAGGCGGTGGCCGCGCTGGAACAGCGCACGACCGTGATCGGCGTAAAGGGCGGGGGCGTGATCGTGCAGGCTTTTTAAGGCCGAAACGCTGCCCTCGGGCGGGCGGCGTCGTGCCGTGACGCGGCGCTCTAGCGGCGCGTCTGAAGACCCAGCCACCACACACCACACACGCACACCACGTAGCCGGGGCGATCCGACGGGATCACCCGGCCACAGGTGCAGGTCATGACCAGCCCTCGGGAGGTCGTCTGGCGACCGCGAGACCAGACAGCAGGCCGGAGGCGTCCCTTAGGTCGGCGTCACCTGTGACCCGGACACGGGCCGCGTGGATATCGTCATGGCATCCAGCGCAGCACAGGATGATGTTTGGCGTGGTATCTGCCCCGCCCCGTGATCGATATACGAGGTGGTGGTGATGATGACTGGCCGAAAACGCCCCACACAGGCGGCAGGAACCACGATCCCGCAGGTCGACGGCCCGGTATACCTCCCGCCTGTGGAGGGCCTCTAATCGCCTCGCAGCGGCCTTGCGAGAGGCGTGGGCGGTGCGGCGGCGTGTGGGCGGCGTGCTGGGCTTTGGTGCGGGGGGCATGATCTGCCAACAACGCGTCAAAAATGCAGCGTTCTCGCGGTCGGCATGATCCCCCCCGTGAATGGTTCTCCCCCCACCCGGTTCATAACCCAACCTGTCACGGTGTATGCCACGCGTCTGGGTTTATGCCCGGGCATCTGAAGCAGGGAGGCGCCCGTCACCGATGCCGTGCGGTTTTTTTCGCGATGGCCTTGGGCTGGGCCACAAACTGGTGGCCTTTGGCGTTGCCGGCGGCCTTGGCGCGGTTGGTCGCGGCTTTTTCGGCGGGAGACAAGGCGTTCCACGCCGCCTCCGGCAGGTAGCGTTTCTTGCCCTTGGACGGGGCACCGTCCGAGGTCGTCCAGTTCTGGGCCGTCCAGCGTTTGAGCGAGGTCTGCGAGGGCTTCATGAGGTGTAGCCGCCGCCCTTCTTCTTATACTCCACCGCCAGTCGCTGCGCCTTGCGTGCGCTCCACTCGCCGGGGTCGCCGCCCTTCGTGCCAGCCTTGATGCTCTTGAACAGGGCTTTCCGCATGGCCGGTTTGGTGTAGTTCCCGGCCTCGTTTACACGACTCTTAGAAGTCTTCGCCATGTCATCCTCTCGGTGGTGGAATCACACAATCCATTTTTTCTGCCGCCCATCGACAGATCCGTTCCAGATAATCCGTAAACTCGGCCACGGTCAGGTCGGTCGTGCTGCGCGTGCCGTAGGGTAAAAACTCGTGTTTCAGGACTTCGTGCATTTCGGGCTGCTCGTAACCAATATGCTCAGCCAGCAGCGGCACGACCACACCCTGATAATACCGGTTCTGGGCATGGCTGCGGCCCCCCGGTGTCACCGTGACGGTGACCCGGCCTGACAAGGTACTCACCCATGCCTTGAACGCCTCGGGGTCGTCGAGCGTCAGCCGCCCATCACAAATTTCCGCCGGCCAGCTATCCATACTTGCGCTCCTGCTGACAAACATCACAGCGCCACATCTGCCCAAACACCCCACGTCCCACCCGCGTGTGCGGCGTGTGTTTGAGGGCGCGGAGCAGCAACACCTTACTGCCCCGCATCATGCGCCCCTTGTCGTCGGCCCATGAGTCGTTATCGACGATGTGTTCGAGGGTGTCACGATTGGGGTTACACGCTCCCTCACAGACCAACACGGCGGTCGTGGTCGGCTGCGGGGTCAAAACGGAATGCCCTCATCCGCAGCGGCGGGCACCGGCTTCACCTTCCGCTGGCTCTTATACACGCGGAAGTGCGGGTGGGCGTCCGATTTCTTGTACTTGTTCTCGAAGATGATCACGTCCTCGTTATTAATCGTCCCGGTGTAGAACGCCTCGCCGTCGCGGTTCAGCTTCTGCCACAAGGCACCACACTCATCCTCACGCTTCGCGGGTTTTACGTTCTCCATGTCTGCATCCTTTCAACCTCGGCCTCTACCTCGGCCAGAAACATCGTAACCTCCTGCGCGTAGCCGTCAATGTCTAGTAGCGACGGCATGACCGTGACGATGTGCAGCTGGAGATGTTGCGGGAAGTCTGAATGATACGACACAAAGTCACACGACTCGGCCTTGGTCACCCAGAGGTTGTGTCGGATCTGCGGCAGATACTCGGACGGCACCCGCCCCGATTGAATCCACTTCAGATGGTTCTTCGCGCCGGGGCACTTGATCTCAACGATCTTGGACAGCCCACTGATGAACCCATCCAAAGAACACCCCACCCACTGGGGATCGGTCATCCGCAGAAACCCCGACTCCATGACCAGATACCCGGTGTGGGCTTCATACGCGGCTCTGGCATGCGGTTCCAGTTCCTTGCCACGCTCCATCGCCGCGTTCGTATAACCGCTGTCCTGCGGCTTGCCGGTCAGCCGCTCACACACCAGTTGCGCTTTATAGTCCTCACGGCTTGCCGCCGGTTTGCCGGTTTTCAGGGTCGCCAGCACATCGGCGGCCCGAGAGCCGGTCACATGACCGGCCCTCGCCGCCAACCACTCTGGACTGCCTTGGGTGCACTGCACTTCGACAATAGTCATGCAGTCACGCCTCGGTCGTCCGTGTGCTGCGCCGTCACCTTCAGGATCGTCCACTGCTCCCGGTCGTGCCCGGTCGCCCACTTCCGCAGGTCGACTGACCCAGCCTTGAAGTAGGTTTGGAGCGCATCGACGCCTTGCGCCTCTGAAATCGCCTTTGCCCCAGCGACCCAGTGGTCGTAGGTCTTCGGCTTCACTGGCGCGTCTTCCACGGGCTTCGACCGGGCCTCGGCAGACTCGGCATCATCGTCTTCCGGGCTGACTCCCACAAACGCCGCCAACGAATACCGCCGCCCGTAGGTAATGGCACTACCCACCGCCTGTGGGCCGGTGTCGCGCACGGGCACGAGCAGGTCATCGGCAAACCACTGCCCACTGGTATGCACAAGCATCGTCGAAACACGCAACTGCCCATCCACACTGCCAGCACTCTGCACCACCGCCAGCCCCTGCGCCGTCAACGCATCGCGGCACGCGTCCCACACCGACGCGAGGTCGGCGTAACGGCTCTTGTAGTGGGGATTACTGCTGTCCTTCTTTGCGCCCTTCATCGCCCTCTGTGCCTGACTCAACGACTGTGCAATCTGATCAATCTGTTCACTGTGTCGCATACCGTTCTCCTGTATCAGTTACTGCTGTTCTGGGACAAACCCTCGCTGGAGTAAATCCAGCATCACGCTCCGATGAATCCTGACCGCGCCGCTCTTGGCCTCGGGATTCCGCACCTGTAACCGGTGATACGCAATCCAGCCTTCTGACATCCACCGACGAATCGTCTGCACGCGCACACGCAACAGCCCGGCAGCTTCGGGCACCGTCAAGAATTCCGGCATGTTGTCGAGCGTCATCGTGACCGCGCCCCGCTTCCCCGGCCCTTCGGGATTTACCCCCTCGGGCAGAAAGCTGGCCCAGTGCTTTCCCTTCTTAGGCATGGAGCGTCCCCTTCACTTTGGCCCATCGCGCTTGAATCGCCGCACGACCACGGGCACTACGTTCTTCGTCTGTGAGCTTCGCCTGTGATGCTCGTCCGGCTTTGGCGTGCGCCTGAATCGACCACAACCCGCGCTGCGCCAGATACAGCACCGCCACGGGATACTCGACCCCATTCGTCTTCGCCCACGCCGCGATGTCTTCATTGATGATCTGCATATCCACCTTGCGCAACACTGTGCCAGACACGCGTGCGAATGTCAACCAGAATGTGCGTAAAAATAACAGTTGACACGGAGGGGAGGGGTGTGGGACAAAAGATGCGCCGGGAGGTTCGTAACAAACCACCCCGGCGCGAGTGCGGTGAGAACACACCGCAGAAGGAGCCACAGCATAACATGGCTCCCCTGCCTTGTCCACACCTCATTCATGGGCGACGACCAGCCGGAGCGGTCGGGTGCGGTAGAGCATCGAATTCTCTACCTTAAATGGGGAGAACGGTCTTTCCGCCGGGACTTGTGACCGCCCCGACCTGATGCGTCGTGTAGTGTCAGGGACTTGGATTCCACCGAGGCGCAATGAGCGCATCAGGGACAATCAAGTCCCGGTTATTGGAGAAAAATCAACGAACGGAGGACAGCGATGACAAAAACCCAGAGTGCCCAACTTGATCCACGCATCACCGAGACCATTCCCGATCTCATGTTTACCTTACTGGCGCACCCCGCCATCAGCCTCGGTGCGTATGAACGACGGCGGTGGCCCATCGGGTGGACGGTAAACGAATTCAATGAATTAGAACCCGAATGCGCCATCGACTTGCATGTGGCGCGGGGTTGGTGTGTTGATGATCGCCACGGCCTCACCATCGAGTCACTCGATGATGTCGAATGCGCCCTGCTGAGCCTGACAGAATGCGACTGCTCATGGTGTCGCTATGACGAGACGGATGCGTATTCTGAGAAGGAGTGGGCATGACGACCGATAGCGCACTGGTGACGCTGCTGCTGGGCGGCGTGGTGGGATTTCTCTGGGGCTACGCACAGGCGTGGTATACCGCGCACAGGCTCGAACGGCTGGGCCTGAAACCTAGTGACTGGCACGGGGGGCCGAAATGAATGCGTTGCTCACGGTCGGCGTCTTGACGATCTGCGCGTCGGCCCTCGTCGCGGCGGCGACCATGCGGTGGGGCATTCTGTTTGCCAGTCTCACCGCGCTCGTGGTGGTGGCATGGGCCGTCTTACGTGATGACGTGGCATAATCAACTGCCGCCGACGAGGGGGCCACGGCGCGTCTCGTCGCGCGTACAGCCCACCAGCAGTGCGCTGGGACGGGAGCCTCGTCGGCGGTTGTGGAGGCGCGATGCGACGACCTCGATGGTTTCCGCTCACGGTGTGGTTGTGGTGGGTGCGGTGGCAGATTACACGGCTCAAGTGACGGAGGACAGCATGAATGAGTTTGAACGGTTTTGGGCAGCGTATCCTCGGAAGACCGGGAAGGGCGTGGCGCGGAAAGCGTTTGTCAAGGCGATGCGCCTGACGACCCTCGACACACTGCTGACTGCATTGCAGTGGCAGCGCCAGCAGGAGCAGTGGGTGAAGCAGGGGGGCCAGTTCATCCCGCATCCATCGACATGGCTCAATCAGGAACGGTGGGACGACCAGCCCACACAGGTGCCGACCCTGAGCGAGAAGACCACCCGCACGTTCTTGGCGATTTACGGAGGCGGCGATGTCCAATGAGTCAGTAAAGTCTGGGTTGATGGGG